GTGTCGTTACCAATACGGGAACGATATACAAAACCGAACGGCTTACGAGCCTGCTGACCAATACGGACACCTGCCACAACTGTAGCGGAACCATCGCAAGCTGCAAATCCATCAGGATATGTATAAGCTTCGATTGTAGCACCGTATTCCTCAGCTGCACGAAGGCCAAGATACTTAATGTTGTCCGCCCAAAGCTTTGTTTCATCGGCTCCAGACGGATTTTCATTTACGGCAGTGAGACCATTCCAAGCTTCACCGCCCGTGTAAGCACCATTTACTACCGGATAAAAGACGCCCTGATCGACGCCAGTTTCATAGATATGCTCACCAATTTTATCCCATTCGAGTTTAGGCATTGATTAATTTCCTCCAATTAATTTTTCCAATACAAATAAAAAACATCGTGAACCAGATTGTCTGACGTAAATCTTCGTACAAAACGAATCTTATCGAACTCGTTGTACATGAGACTTACGGCATCGAAATCTGGATCCTTACCGATGTAAGTTACTTCGTATTCTGTTTCGTGTAAGTACTTTCGATTGTCGGCATTTTTGCTGTCAATGCTCGAAATCTTATAGACAAATGCTGGATAGCGCAGTTTGACTGACTCTGGGGCTCTGTAATAGACGTTTGAAGTTCCGAGAATGTGTCTTAATTTCTCGTCTAAAGTAATCCTATGCGATTTCGCCATTGTAGACCTCTCCTAATGTCAGAAGCAATCTTGGAAACTTAGGCTCAACGTTTGTAACCTTCCATTTCACGCCATTCCAGCATACGTATCGCACTGCAAAGAAGTGCTCTCTGGCATACGGGTCGGCTATTATGGAAAGCTTCATGTTGATCTTAAGTTCGTCGTTCTCCTGATCACTAGTAGCCCAGGATTTAGAGTTCGACAGGATTTTCCCGGAATAAGGATACTCCCTAACCACTTCAGTCCATACAGATGGGGCTGTTTCAACAGTCTCCATAAAGCCGATTTTCCCGTAATATACTGCCATTTTGAATTATTCCTTAGTCAGCGTTATAGGAGACACGGACATAGTAGGTCTTACCACTCGAAACGGTTGTATCTGTGGTCTTAAAGTACTTACCGGTTGTCTCATTGAGTTCATACCAGCCCTGAGCTGCAGGGTTTCCAGTCGGATCCTCTACTTCGACATACTGGGTCTTAGAACGCTTAACATCACCATCAACGGAAGTCGGAACTGCAGTCTTGAAGAGAATGATCGCAGAATACGGCTTAACAAGTGCGCCGGAGCAACGTGTCTCAATCAGATACTTCATCTGGTTGTAGTCGATGTCGAAGTCATCGAACATATTGACAGCACCACCCTTATCAGCGCCGATGTTGTAGTCGGCCATGTTAACGATGATGCCCATCAGATCCTTGCCACCGACCTGGTGGTTCTCCATTACAGGAACAGTAACGATCTTCGAAACACGGAGCTTTGTTGCAAGCGCCTGTTCTGTCGGATACAGAGCGTGGCCAATGCCATCCTCAAGAAGGAGCATGTCTGTCAGCATATCTTCGGTTGTAAAGAGTGTCGGATTGCCAGAACCCTTATAGTCCTTACGAGCCTTGATAGCTGCACGAATAAAGTTCTTAGCTGTAGCATCGTCGTCGTTACCAACGGTTACCGCCTTCTTGATTGTGAAGAGGTCCGCATCATTAGCAATCGGACGAATATGATCTTCGGAGATCTTGTCATCATCAGAAGCGAGACGACCATCGCCGATCAGAACAGCACGAGCGAGTTCCTCGTCGAGCATCATGCGCATTTCGCCCTTCAGCCAAGCGACTACGTCAAAATCGGTGATGTCGATCTGGTCATCACGGTCAATCTTCTGCTTCTTATAAACGGTCTGCGGGCTGGTGGAACGCTTGAGCAGGGAGAATACTTCTTCCTTCTTCATGTTGCCCTTAATATAACCCTTCGCACGTGCTTCATCTTCTGTGATGTTAGCAAACGTGGACTTAACACGGCTGAACGGAGTGTGATGAACGCCCTTCATTACTGCGTCTACCCAACCGGTATCGCGCTTAATCCATTCCGGAGTGTTGCCATTTACATTACGATCTTCCGGGAACAGCCATTCAAGACCGTCAATGCCGTAATCTTCTGCGTGAGCAAGGAAGGACTCCTTGAGGGAGCCATACTTCTTACCATCGCTGATGATGGTCTCCATAGCTGCATGGCTCAGTTCACCACCATTTTCGTCCATTGTGTTGTCAAAAACGTTATACCGCATATCGTCGTATCCTCCATACATTGCGTGTTCTACTTCGTCTTCGTCTTCATCGTCTGCGCCGCCTTTAACTCCAGCGTCCTCAAGAGCCTTGCCAATCATGAAATAAACGACATTCTTCTGCTCTTCCGACATAGAATCAAAAACGTCTTTTACTGTCTTTTCTTTATCTGCCACGTCCTTTTCCTCCTTAGGTTCTTCTGGCTTCTTTTCCGGTTCTTTTTCCTCTTTTTCAACATCTGCGTGCCCAAAAGAAAGACCTTCATCCTCGTCGATAAACGTGATGAAGGCTCCGGTTTCAGATTCTTCTGAATGTTCCAGGATCATAGCTCCCGGATTTGCTCCAGCGAGTACGAGACTTACCTCTCGGATTACTCCGTGGTACACTTCTCCTCCTCTCTGCTGGAGATTGTTGGCGTAAATAGACAGACCTGTAATATCACCATTCTTTACGCCAATCTTAGCGTGCTGACCTTTCTGCGAATCATTGAATTTTCCGTATGCATAGACACCTTCTGGACGATTTTCCAGAAGGCAATGTCCAAGTACTTCTTCAATGTCGTCATGCCGATGCATATAGACAAGCGGAACAATACAGCCATCATTCTCTGCGAATGCATCCTGCATAATTGTTCGACCATCACTGCACCGGATGTTGTTTCGAGTAGCCCAGCCACTAAAGTCATAGTCTTTAAGTTTAGGCATTTTTCCTCCTTGGTAATCTATGTAATAATCCGTCGAATATGGTTTGTCTCTTATTCCCGAAATTTCTTTTCGACTACCATTTTGATTTGTTTTACTGTTGTTCTACTTGTTCTATTTCTTCAGGCGGAACTTCATCTTCATACATCGCTTCTTCATCTTCTGGAGCCATAGGTTCCTGTCCTTCTTCCGGATGATTAATGTTACTGTTAATCAGTTCGTTAGCCTTCGGATCGTCTGACGGCCTCATGCCAATAACGGAGCGAATCTCGTTCTTAGTCATGATCTCGTTTCTAGTGAACTTGTCAGCGATCTCAGCGATCTGACTAACCGGAACCAACTTAAACGGATCTCTAAAGAACTGTATCGACTGACCCTGGGTTCTAGCGGTCTTTGTTAGCCACTTTCTTTTAAACTCAAGACAGAAAGTCGATAAAATTGGCTCAATTGTCCGATTGTAATAGCTAAGAAGCGTTGCTTCGTCGGCCGTTCCATTGAAAATTTCTTCAGGCATACCCAACTGACCATAAAGCATCTTTGTAAGATACTCGATCTGGTTCATGAGATTATTCTCAAGAGGCCTGTTGAGCTGCGTAATGTTCTCAGTAGAATCAACGTATGCAATGCCGTATTTGGTACCCGTGAGCTGAGATTCGATGTCTTTACGGCGTTTTTCGGCCTGCTTCTCTCGTTTCTCGCCTTTTACCAAATATGGCAGTTTAATAATCAGATCTAGTTTTCCAGAACTTGTCTGCTCGTCGACAACGTCCAAAAGATTCAGCTTCCGAATAAGTCTCTGAAGCGTTGAGTTCGGTTCGTTCATGACCGAATAAAATGGGTTTTCGATAATAGCGACGTACTTCTTTGGCAACGTCACCTCTTCTCGTCTTCCCGTTCGGTCGTTATACAAACTTACTCGTACATGATCTGGATACCAGGCTGTAATTTTTCCAGTTCTAAGAGAATATATCTTGAAACTGGATTTAATTGGATCGACATCACATTCAATTGGCACAACTGCCACCACACCTTCATCGAACATTGACATTACAATATCGATCAAAAGTGCTCTGGACGTCTGATCCTTATTGGCTTCCAAGGTTAAACAATTGTTAAGATCGGAACCAATTGGTTCAACAAACTTGTCGTTTTCGTCAACTCGACAATGCACAATATTCACGGAGGCGACGTCAACCGCAATCCTGGAATATATTGCATTTACAATTGATCTCTCATTACCTCTAGTAAGCCTGATCCGGTCCGGTCTAATACTGGTACCATAGGAATATGTATCCTCAGTAGTTATCGTCGGATCTCTACTGAAAAAAGCGTTCCAGGCATGCTGGAGACGCTCTCCGAAATTTGGCATGTGAGTCCTCCTTAATTAACCACCAAGTGCTTTCTTCTGAATAGCATTAGCAGCAACCTGAGCAGCTACTGTAACAGCTAATGCCTTAGCGACCTCTTTACCATATGTCGTCTGTTTGCCATTCCTAAGATTTGTCAGCGGGGTCTTAAGAACGTCTCTAACTGAGGCATTTCCTTCATCTAAGTTCTTCCAAGACTTAGCAAGCGCTTTTGCATTCTCTGCACTTCGAAGCTGCTTAAGCTGTTTCTTTGAACCCTCTTTGTAGGTCGATGCCATTCGCTTATTGTACTCGCCGACAATTCTAGCGTGAGTTTCATTCTCCTTAGCGCCGATTCTAGCGCTCACTTTTTCTTTTAGAGTTCTAGCATTAATCTTGTTCTTAAGTCTCTCTGACTTGTAACGAAGTCTTGCTGCTTCATTGGCGTGGTATCTTTTCATGAACTTAGTTCTAGAACTTTTGAACTTCTGCTCATGTCTCCAAGCCTTTGCTCCTGCTCGTTTTGAACTGGTCAACCTGAATGCGTTGACAATTCCGTATCTCTGTCTGCCGGCGTCGGTTAATGACCCGTCTTCGTTCTGGTATCTCCTCTGGCCCCATTTCTGGCCTTTAATGCCATGATGAGAAAGAGAATTAGAATATGTTACGGCATAATAATTACTCATTTTATAGCCCTCTCTTTATCCGAATTTCTTTGCAGCCAGATTGATTGCCCCTACTGTTCCGAGAAGAACTCCAACTAACATGACTTCATCTCTAAAATCTTCTTGTCGCATCACATCGTATTTCTCTTGTCCGAATTCCTTAATAAGTTTTTTACTAACCTCGGCGTCTCTCTTACTTACCGCCTCGTTATACTTATCCTGCGATGGGTGCCAATCCGGATTGTCGTAAAAACCCAGTTGTCTAAAATTCTCTCTAGTCTGGTTCTCGAACTCCATCTGCTTTCTTCGATACTCGATGTCGTACTTCTTATTTGCTTTCTCTTCGTGTTTGCGTTTTGCGTCATGCAATTCTCTTTGAATCGCTCTAGCTTCTTTTCTCTTTTTTCTATACTTGTTCCATTTACGCTTTAAATTGCTTCCGAATCCTCTTCTTTTTCGTCCGGCGTCCGTATAGCTTCCGTCTTCATTCTGAAAACGTCGAACGCCCCATTTCTGGCCTTTGATACCATGATGAGAAAGAGAATTAGAATATGTTACGGCGTAGTAACTCATTCGAATGCCTCCTTGAAATCCTTGTAGGCGACATACGCATCCATCATAGCGGATACGTTATCGATTTTCTGTTCGTATCTCTTTTTCAAGAGCTTTCGATTTCCATTGGTATCCTCGAGAGTAATACAGTTTCCCATCGCGAAACTCATAAGTAATTCGTCAAATATGAGCATTCGATCTTCTGCATACTTCTTGAGTTCTCCAAGCGGAACCGATTCGGTACGGGCACCCTGCTTAACCATCTCAACACCATACGGTCCATGTTCGCTAACCCAACGCTCTACAAACTTATTGGCGTTGTACGGGTCATAGCCAAAACAAAGAACTTCGTATTCCTTGTCTTCGATGTGGTTATAGAGATCCTCGTAGATCTGTTCCATGTCAAGAACGGTGCAATCCATAACGATTAGGGATCCTTCCCGCATGAATTCTTCGTACTTGATTCGTCTTGCCAACGGTAATCGTTCAAACGTTCGACTCGAAATATAGCTTCTTGTCTTAACTCCAAATCCGCCAACTGAAAGCGGAAACAAAAAGGTGAACGCACAGAAGTCGTCACCCTGGGATAAGTCAGCACCCAATGCACAATCCATACCTCTATAGTCACAATACTTATGAGGCTTTGTTTCCTCGTAAGTAAAGAAGTAGGTATAGCCTTCCATTGGTATTCCGAATCGTTTTGCTAATATGTCATTTCTTGCTGCTGGCGCATTTTCAGCTCGTTCTACATCAAGCTGATAAGTTTCATAAGAAACTGTCTTTCCAATGTTGGGATTAGCCTTAATCCACATTGCCGGATCTGAAACTTCCTTAATGTCGTCCAGCTTGTAATACCAAATGGAAACGTGAGGATTCTGGTATTCGCCTTTAAGAATCTTCATCAATTCCATTTTGATTGTATCGCCGCTTCCGTTTCGAACTGTACCTTCGGAACTAGAAGCGATAATCAAATAGTCGTCCAATTTAGAAGCACCCTGCTCGATTGCGCCAATCGGGTCTTCTCGCAAATCACCAGATAGCCATTCGTCAACGGTTGCCACTTTACATCTCAGACCTTGTAGTTTGTTAATAGCCATCGGTCTGATTTCAAGTAAGGAATTCGTAAGAAAATTCTGAATTCCAAGCTTCGTTGACGCCAACTTAACTCTATTGGCTTTGGAGCCAGTAGTATTTTGTAGAGAGCCGTCAGTCATGAATTTAAAAACCGGTCCTCTATGCCTAGCTATTGCAGTTCGCAATGGAGACATTACTTCTTCCGACTGTTTCATCGTCGGAGAGGTTGTAATCTGATGTGTGGTTGCGGTGTCGATAACAAGAGTGTACGCCTGCTGTGTGCTGTCGTACATTGACTTGGCAGCTCCTCGTGCCACTATCAGATACTGCTTGTTAATGAGACGCTTCTTTACCATCTTCTTTTCGTAATGACCTTTTTTCGGATCGTAAATGCTTCTCTCAACAAAATAGTACCAACCCCAAACTTGCTCTGCCCATAATTTAAACGAGTCCAACAGATACAGATCGGACCCATCGGTTAGAGTTAATTCGTTTTCGCAAAATGCGATATAGCCTTCAACAGCTTTATCGTCGTAATAAACTCCAGGATTTGCAATCAGATCGTCAATTCGGTTCATTTCCATAGAGATGGTTTCGGGGACGGCTATTTCGCCCCTGAGAACAGCATCTCTGAATTGACCATAATAAATTGGAACGGCTGTGTTAGATAACATTAATGCTTAGTGATCGTATAAACCGCGCTTGCAATTCCGGCAACACCTGCCGCAACAGCCACGACATCTCCGACATCAGCTAAGATCTCAGCCGCTGTCGACTTACCGACAGAAATATCCGACGTCATCAGATCTTTGTACTGTCTTTCCAGGTTCATTCTTGTGATTGCGTCCTGTAATTCCTTATTACTCATTTTGGAAACGTCTATTTCGCTTTTAGCTTTTGCCCTGGCTGCTGCCTGTTTTCTCGAATTTATTCGATTTGCCAGACTGCTACCTGTTCTCGCCATTCCGGCAGCAGTGTTTCCAATTTTACTTCCTAAAGCATAGTTTTTGGCTTTTACATTATCCGGAAGCGAATCGTAATCGGCCTTGTTTTGCTTTAGTTTTGCAAATGCCGATTTGGCCTTCGCAAATTTTGGTTTCTTTACTATTACGGCTTTTCCCAATGGCCGTGGAGGTCCATTTTTAATGGTAGTATTGGACCCATACCGCTTTTTTCCCTCCGGAGTTAAGGTACCGTCTGCGTTTCTGTATCTTCTTTGACCCCATTTCTGGCCCTTAATTCCCCAGTGATAGAGTTCGTTGTAAGCCATAATGAGCTCCTCCTCTAAACAAAAAAGAAGAGGGAATGTCCATTACGGGCACTCCCTCAAAAATTAATTATTTCTTTTCGAGCCTGTCCATGCGATCCATGAGCTGCTGCATCATAGAAGTCATGTCCGGCTGAATCTGGCTTGCCCCGCTCATACCCATAGGATATGTACCGGACATCCGACCATCGTCACGACTTACGTATCTGCCAGTCATCGGACTGCGTCCTCTGCGCTCGGACATTCCATTGTCGTAGGAGTAGCCATCATACGAACGAATATCGTAGTAACGAGGCATGCCATAGCCATAGCCAGACTCGCTCATACCGTCGTCCATATGATGCATCTGCTTCACTTCGGGAATGTACTTCAGGGTGCACAGGAGTTCTTTAACATTTGCCAGTGTCTGAGGACTCAGCTCGCCCTTTTCGACAATCTTGTTGAGCTCCTTGTATGCGAGCTCTTCATACTTGTCTAACAACTTTTCATCATGCATACGCTTCACCTCACTAATCAACAACTGTTAAAGTCGGCTTTCCAAAAATAACATTTGCTGCTGAGACCTGGATCGGCTGTGTACTCGTGTTGCGGATGGAGAATGTCTGGCAGCATCCGTGCCAAACAGCAACGTTAATCGCTCGACTAATGTTAAATTCTTCTTCTACCGCAGCAGGAGTAACAGTCATCGTACTCTCAGGTAATGTGTTGCCATCGAGAGCCATAGCAACAGAAATTGCTTCCACTGTACCT